TTAACAAAGTTTCAAAGTGATAAATCAATATGGTTTTTAAATATTGATGGAGAAAGAATGAGAGTATCAACAGAAGAACTATACAATCAACACAAGTTTAGATTAGCTTGCATGGATCAAGTTCATGCTTTACCTAATTTAATGCCACAACAAATGTGGACTAGAAAAATTCAAGCTTTGATGAAAGAGGTAGAGGTAATTAAACTGCCGTATGAAATAAGTAAGACAGGAAAGTTTGAAAGTTTATTAGAAAAGTTTTTAGAAGATCAAGGCGAAGCAGAAAACATAGATGAAATAAGAATAGGTAAAGCTTTGTTTGAAGAAAAAGAATACATAGAGAAAACAGATAATGGTAAAGCAGACAAAGTAAAAAAGATGACGGCATTTTTTAAAATGGATTCATTAGAAAAGTTTTTAGAAAAAAATAGATTTAAAGATTTTACCACACAAGAAATGACAGCACACATAAGAGATAAGTTAGGTGGGGGTGATACAAGAAGAAAAGTTTTAAATAAAACAACATACATGTGGTATGTGCCATGGCAAAAGAAAGTTGATACAGAACTAGCCAGACCTAACATGGATGAGGAGACACCATTCTAATGAGAAAAATTATATTTGGTCCACCAGGCACAGGTAAGACAACATATTTATTAAATATTGTTGAAAAAGAAATAAAAGAAAATAAAGTTTTTCCAAATAAAATAGGTTACTTCGCTTTCACTAATCAAGCAGCAGACGAAGCTTTATCAAGGGCATTACAAAATTTTAATTATAATTCAAAAGATTTTATTTATTTCAGAACATTACACAGCTTGGCATTTCAACAATTACATTTACGAGAAGAAAATGTTATGAGTGATGATGACTATGACTATGTGTCAAAAAAACTAGGAATAAAATTAAGTAATCCTAATGCAAGAGTAGAAAACTATGGTGTTAGTTTTCCAGATGACGTGTTTACAAAAGTAATAGATGGTGCAAAAGTTAGAGGACTAACTACAGAACATTACTTTGGTTTTGCAGAAGTAGGACATTTAGAAGGCGGCCGACAAAAATTAGAATACATAGATAAATCTATACAAGATTATAAAAAATCAAGAAACAAATATGATTTTACTGACATGATTGTTGGTTTCAATAAAAAATCAGAAGATTATATACCACAGTTTGATGTTGTAATTATAGATGAAGCACAAGATTTAAGTTGGTTACAATGGAAGATGGTAGAGAAAATTGTTTCTAATGCAAAACGTGTTTACATCGCTGGTGATGACGATCAAGCTATCTTTAAATTTTGTGGGGCAAGACCAGAGTTTTTAATAAACATGGAAGGTGAAAGAGTTATTCTTAATAAGTCTTACAGATTATCAAGACTCATACATCAAAAAGCAAACAAGCTTATATGTAGAGTAAAAGATAGAGTGCCAAAAAAATGGATTGGTAGAGAAGACGACGGTGAGATAAAATTTTTTCCAGAGTTACAATCTAGTAAACTTAAACAAGGCGAGTGGCTTTTACTAGCTAGAGATAAATATATTTTAGATAAACTAGAAATAGATTTAAAATCTGACGGTGTGTTTTACGCTAGAGGAGATAGAACGTCATTAGATAAAAGAATACAAAGTGCTATCATTGCATGGGAAAGAGTTAGAAAAGGTAAACCTATAAGTTACAAAGAAGCAAAAAATCTTTACGTGTATATAAAAACAGGCAAGGGTGTTGACAAAGAACACAAAGCAATGAAGGGTGCAGATAAAGAAAAAATGTATATTTTTGAAGAACTTAGCACGGACCACGGATTAAAGGTTGACAAAGAATTAGAATGGATGAGAGCTTTAGAAAACATAAAGCCAGAAAAAAGAATTTACATTCAAAACATTCTTCGTAGAGGTGAAAAGATTACGAAGGAACCAAGAGTACGTTTATCTACGATACACGGAGCAAAGGGTGGAGAGGTTGACAATGTAATGTTATTCTCTGATTTAGGAAGAAAGGCTGATGAAGAATATTGGCGGCACAGAGATTCAGAACGTCGTGTATTTTATGTTGGTATGACAAGAGCACGACATAGCTTAAACATAGTTCGATCACGATCGGACAGAGAATTTACGGAGGCATTTTAATGTTTACAATAGACACTGCACTGAAACAAGTTCGTGTAACAGAAAAACAAGTACGTAAAATACGTGCAGAGTTACCAAAACTCAACCGCGAAAAAGTTGATAGAGAGCTTAAATTATTGCTACTTGATTTACAACTACTCACAAATGATTTACAAGCAGTACAAAAGAAAGAGAGGGTTGATGAGAATAAGTAAAAATATTTTAGAAGAAACAATAAACATTGTTACCGGTCAACGACAAGAAGACTACGGTGATAAAATTACTAATCATCAAAACATTGCTAACCTATGGAGTTCTTATCTTGATAAAAAAATATCAGCACACGACGTAGCTATTTGCATGTTATTGGTAAAAGTTGCCAGACTTAAAAATAAAAAAACACATGATTGTTATATTGACATGGCTGGTTACGCCGCTATCGCAGGAGAAATAAATGACTCAGATTCCTCTATTCCAACCACCGAGTGAGTGGACACCACCAGAGAAGATACCAGATTTATCTGACGCTAAAGAAATAGCTATTGACTTAGAAACTTGCGATCCAAGTATTAAAACAAAAGGACCTGGTTGGACTAGAGACGAAGGTTTTATTGCTGGCGTTGCTATCGCTGTTGAAGGTTGGAAAGGTTACTTTCCGATTAGACATGAGGGCGGTGGTAATTTTGATGAAAAAATAATTAAGAGACAAGTACAACGGATCATGGACCTTCCATGTGATAAAGTATTTCATAATGCCGCTTACGATGTGGGTTGGTTACGTTGGTGGGGCGTAGAAGTAAAAGGCAAGATTATTGATACGTTAGTTGCAGCACCACTCATAGATGAAAATAGATTTAGATATAACTTAAATGATCTTGGTAGAGATTATCTCAAAGAAACAAAGTCAGAAGCATTATTATATGAAGCAGCAAAGGAGTGGGGACTAGATGCCAAAGGTGAAATGTATAAATTACCACCAATGTATGTTGGTAGTTATGCAGAACAGGACGCGGATCTTACGCTTAGATTGTGGCAATATTTTAAAGTAGAACTAATCAAGCAAGAGTTGTCAAGCATCTTTGACCTCGAAACACGGCTTTTTCCATGTTTGCTCGACATGAAAACAAACGGTGTCGGTGTTGATCTAAACAAGGCAGAGAGAATAAAAAAAGATTTACGAAAAAAAGAAAACGCAGTTCTATTACAAATTAAAAAAGATACAGGAGTTGATGTTGATGTTTGGGCCGCTGTGAGCGTGGCAAAAGCATTTGATAAATTAAAAATTAAATACGACCGCACAGAAAAAACTAAACAACCAAAGTTTGATAAAAACTTTTTAAATACACACAAACACCCTCTAGCTAAAATGATTGTGCATGCTAGAGAGTTTAACAAAGCACGTACAACTTTTATTGATACAATATTAAGACATTCACATAACAGCAGAATTCACGCCGATATTAATCAAATGCGTAGTGATGAAGGAGCGGGAACAGTTACAGGACGTTTCTCGTATAACAATCCTAACCTACAGCAAGTTCCAATGAGGAACAAAAATATCGGACCGATGATACGATCAATCTTCGTTCCAAACGAGGGTTGCAAGTGGGGGTCATTCGACTATAGCCAACAAGAGCCTCGTGTTCTTGTCCACTTCGCCGCGCTTACCGGTGGCGGTTTGAAAGGCGCCGACGAGGTCATTGAATCTTACCAAACAGAAGATCCAGACTTTCATCAAGCCGTTGCCGATATGGCGGGCATAGACAGAAGCACCGCTAAAACTATTAATCTTGGTATGATGTATGGCATGGGTAAGGGTAAACTTGCTAGCCAACTAGGATTAGATAAAACAGAAACAGAAGACTTGTTCGCCAGGTTTCATGCTAACGTGCCGTTTGTTAAACAGTTAATGGAACAAGCAACACGGCGCGCGGACCAAGTAGGTTACTGTAGAACTTTACTAGGTCGTAAGTGTCGTTTTGATTTATGGGAACCGCGAGCGTTTGGTATTCACAAGTCATTACCATTGTGGGAGGCGGAAAAAGAATATGGTAGAGATTTAAAAAGAGCATGGACATACAAGGCTCTTAATAGATTGATACAAGGATCATCAGCAGATATGACAAAGAAAGCTATGGTAGACCTATACGAAGAGGGTATCGTATCTCATATACAAGTGCATGATGAACTAAACTGTTCTATTGAATCGGAAGAGGACGGTAAAAAAATAAAAGAAATCATGGAAACCACGGTAGAACTTAAAGTGCCATTGAAGGTTGACATGGAGATAGGACCGTCATGGGGAGAGATCAAAAAAAAGTAACAGGCGACGTAAACGAATTTAAAGCTGTTATTAAATTTTTAAAAGAAGGGTACATGGTATTTAAAAATGTATCTGGAGCAGGTCCTATTGATTTAGTAATAGTTCATCAAGAAACAGGTGAGATTAGAAAGATAGACGTAAAAACAATCGCTTACAGAAAGTCTTGGGCACCTAATACAAAGATAGCTCGACAACGCACACCGGAACAGGTAAAGTTAGGTGTGGAGTTTGAATTTGTAGATAAAGACGATGACTAAAGTATTTTTATTGGTGGTGAGCTTATGGGGATTTAATGGTGATGCTTGGGTTTATACGGGCAATCAGATGGTCCTACAGCAAAAGTTTTTAGATAAAGAAGCTTGTGAAACCATGGGTCGTAGTTTTATGAAGTTTGAGATGAACAAATACTTCACGTTCAAAGTACAATGTATTGAAGATTTAAGAAAAGATATTTGACTTTTTGTATAAAATCCCATATATGTGGGGTATGACAGATATAACTAAATATAAATCAGTAGCGATAAAAATAGACGCTTATCAAAAGGCGATGCCCATGGCTAACGAAAGATATATGACCATGGGTGCATTTATTCGTTACTTGATAGACAAAGAAGCAAAAGAACATAATAGACAACCACTAGAGAATGGAAAGGAAGAACATGTCGGAACAGAGTGAAAGAAATATTAGACAAGCATTATACGTAGCAGTGGCTAATAAACTTCAAGGCAAACTATCAGAACTTGAAGCAAAAGAAATTTTACTAACGACAAATCCGGCTTACATCACAAGTAAAGAACACGATCATGCAGAGCACATAAAAGAGTTGTATGATATAATTATGCAGAAGACTGAAATAAAAGATGCTCTGAATGATGTTAAAACGACATACTTCAAATCAGTGCCACAAGGGCATCTTCCAGATGAAAAAAAAGATAGTTAGTGGAGTTTCTAAATATACAGAAAAAAATACTGACGGTGATATAGTGGACTATCTTCGCGTTCACTACACAGACGGCACATCAAAAGATTTTACAGTTGCAGAATGGGAATATTCGTTCAATGAGGGACGACGACTATGGCAACAACATGAAAAGGATTTTAATGAACAATGAGGAACTAAAGTTTGATATTTATCAACCATTTGGACCAAGTATCTTAAAGACTAAATTACCACAAGCATACGTGGACGCACTAAATCAACAATCAGATAAGATATTAAATGATGAGAAA